TGGACCGGCGCGAGATGGTTGCCATGATGGGCCTCCGGGTCGGGGTGAACAAAGAGTCACGCCAAGGCCCGATCCGCCATCTGGTTCACGGCGAGCATAGCGCGCCGCCCGGACTTCGCATAGAGCGCTGTCCGGGCGGCGAGTCTGCTGTGTTCAGGCGGGCTGTATGTCGCCGCCTCCTGAGCGCATCCGTTCGGCACGCGCTTCGAGCAACGAGCCGAACGACTGCGTGCGGCCATCGGCGGTGCGGAGAGCGAACGACTGTTGCCCGCCCTGCTCCACCGGACGCGCCGGGCCGATGCGCGATGTCGAGTGATTTGCCGCCCGTTGCGCCTGCGCGTCAGCGGCGGTCTGCGCCGCCTGGCGTGAGCCGGTCGTCATCCCGGCAGGGGGCGTCTGCCGAGCGTTCTTCCCGCAGTTGCACATACGTCAATACTTCCTTCCACTACGGCGGGCGAACGCCGCCACCTTGACTCGGTTCCGGCGAGCCGCGAGGCTCGTGAGTTCTGCCCGCTTCTCGCGGTCGATGAAGGCCCGCAGGTAGGCGAGGTCGCCGTGCGACAGCGTGCTCGCAGTCTCGGCGCTGACCGGCACGATGATGCCGCTCGCAACCAGGCTGACCAGGTTGCCGCCCGCGACCATGCCCGCAGGGCGGGGCACGCCGAAGCCGGGTACGTTCACGCTCAGCGCCGCGACCAGTTCCAGCGCGAAGCCCACCCGCCGCCAGTCGCCGGACAGCGGGGCCGCGCGGAACTCGCGCACCTGCTCGGGCGTCAGGTTCGACCGCATCCCGCCTGCGACGGCGATGCCGAAGCCGTCCTCGTAGGCGCGCACGTCTGCCGCGACGGTGCCGGTGTTGTCGTAGTGGCTCAGGGTTGCCGCAGGGCCGAGGTCATCCTTCGCGTGGCCGGTTGCCATCGTCAGGTGGCCGACGCTGACAAGGTCGCCCTCCTTGGTTTCGAGCGCGCCGGTGTGGAACCAGGAGTAGCCGCTGGGGCTGTTCGGCGGCGACACGCACTGCCCGCCTGCCGCGTGCGACAGGTGGCACGTGCCCCACAGCGCCAGGTGACCGTAGACGCGCCCATCCGGGGTGATGGTGAGCGCCGTGGGTTCGCTGAGATGCGGGTCAGCGAACCACGCGGCGGGCGGGTGGATCGGGGCGCTGGCGGCAAGGAGCGCGTCGGCCTCGGCCTGCGCGACAGCGTTGCGCACCGGGTCGCCGGACACATCGACCACGGCCAGTTCATCACTGCCTGCGGGGCTGGCGTCGTCGTCGTCCTCGGGGCCTTCCACGATGCCGATGCGGGCATTGGCGAAGGCGGGGATCGCCACGATGGTCGCGGAGCGGATGCGCGCGTTGGTCGTGAGCATGATTTCGTCGTCGCTGTTGATCGTCACGACGGTGACGGTGCCGTCCTCGTTCGGGGTCGGAACCTCGATGTCGCCGTCCTCCTCCATGACAGCGTTCATCGCCTCGACCAGTTCAGCGGCCACGCGAATCTCGAACGACACGTCATCGAGGTCCATCGAGACACCGTTCTGGCGCGCTTCCTTCACCATGCGGTACGCCTCGCGGCCCTCCTCGGAGGCCATGTCGAAGTCGCCCTCGCCCCAGATGACGCCGCCCTCGCGCCGCTCGATGAGGTCGAAGTTGCCCACCGTGACAGCGCCGTCGTGCAGGCCCACGTCCTGTGCGACGTAGCGGATCGGCGGGCGGTTGTCGGCGGAGACTTCCCAGCGCAGTGCGCCGCCCTGGATGCCGCGTCCGTCGCCGGTGAGTTCGTCCTCCATGCCGATAGGCCCGGCCCACCGCGCCGTGGCGGGGAAGTCGAGGCCAGGGGCGATGGTGTCAGGCTCGGCAACGGCGAGCGCGTACTTCGTGATGTCCCGCCGACGTGTGCTCATGGGGCACAGACTACCGGCAGGCCCGGACCAGGGCTAGGATGCCCTGTCTACGGCTTCGCCCCCCGGTTCGGGAATGCCGGGGGGCGAAGGCTTGTCTAGCGACTGGAACTAGTCGCTACGTGCGCGGGGTCGTTCTTGCGCAGGCGCATGTGGCGGTTGAACTCCATGTCAACAATCGCCTGGCCGCTCGCGGTGTAGTACCACGTGCAGTGCGGGCACCGGATCGAGTACAGCGGGCGGCGGTACTTCTTCCAGCCCAGGAGCACGTTCATCTCGTGCGCGTAATCGCTGACGCTGGTGCCCTCGTTCAGTTCGACGGTGCTGTCCCGCCAGGAGGACTCACCGCCCTCGGGGTCGTCGCGGACCTGAATCTTCCAGGGGTGCCGCAGGGGGACGCTCACGTGAGCACGTCCAGCGGGGGAATCTCGATCAGGCGAACCGCCTGCTGGACGAAGCCGGGGTCGATGTCGGCCAGCGGGTTGTGCGGGTAGCCCTCCTCGGCCCAGCACCTGTGGCAGAGGCCGACCTGCACCAGCAGGCGCGACCACTCCATGAGGTCCATCGGGTTCTGGATCGTGGCGTGCCCGGCGTCAACATCGTGCCCGATGCCGAACAGTGCGACGTTCAGCCCTGCGGGGTGATACTCGCGGCACTTGTCACAGGTGTAGTCCTCCTCGGGGGCCTTCGAGCGGGCGAACGAGTAGGACACCGAGAGGTTCGAGTGCCCCTCGTAGAACTGCTTGAGCGCCATCAGGCCAACGTCGCTCGACATGGCGATGGCTAGTTTCTCGGTCATCCACGGGGTCGTGGCGGGCAGGCCCTCGGCGGCTTGGTAGTGGGTCATTACACACCTGCCCGGATGATGATGTCGTCCACGATGTCGAGGTCGAGCGGGGTGTCGATGTTGAGCGGGGTGACGGCGGTCACCTTGGCGATTGCTTCGCGCAGGCGGTAGACGACGTTCGTGGCGTCGATGTCAGCCGGGCGACCGACGAGCATCGCGACGCAGGCTTCGCGGAGAGTGAGAGTGTCCAAGGGGTTCCTTCCTAGGCGGTGATCGTGAGGGCCGAGCCGACCTTCACGTAGATGTCGTTGAACTTGCCGGGCTTCTTGGCCTTGACCTTGAACGAGACGGTGCCGTTGTTCCAGGCGTGCGCGGCGGGCTTGCCCCACGCGGTGACCGGCGTGTAGCCGTTGACGGCGACTGCGCCCCCCTTGACCATTGCGACGTTGATCGCGTCGGCCAGTGCGAGGGAGTTGTGCGCGGTGACAACTGCGGTGATGGAGGTCATGCGGTGCCTTTCGTGTCGGTTTGGCTTGTACTAATAGTTTAGCATCTGGCGGACCCCCCTCCTAATCCTGGTTAGTGGAGATTCCGCACCACCTGCCAGTACTTGCCGTGGCTGTCGAGCACCGCGACGAGCGCGCCGTCGCGGCGAATCTTGGACGCCAGGCCGAACTCGCTGTGGTTGTACTGCGCCTCGGCCTTGGCCTGGGCGAGCGTGTCGCGGGCTGAGATGCGGTTGTCGCACTCGATGTAGAACATGGGGGCCTTTCGGGGTGGGGGAATCAGGGGGGTTGCCCCCCCTGATTCGGCTAGAGGCGAGCGGCGCAGACCGGGCCGATGCCCGCCGCGACGCTCTCGGGGTCGGTGAGCAGGCGGGCGCACACGACGCACCGGCCAGTCTTGACGCCGATCTCTGCGGCCTGTTCCAGCGTGAGCCGGGTGGCCGACTTGAGCAGGCGCATCGCGCCCGGGGCGTACTCGTAGCCGGTGTCGCCGAACACCTTGGCGTACAGGTTGCCGGATGACTTGCTGGCCTGCACCTTGTAGATCAGGCCCTCGACGTAGAAGTAGCCCTCACCGAGAACGTTGCCGTCCTCGTGGACTGCGGGCTTGCGGGGCGCGGCGAACAGCGCGTCGATGTAGGTGGACGCCTTGGCGCGGTCCAGGTAGGGGTCGCGGGCAAGCGACTCGAAGGTTTCCGGGGTGACGCGCTCGGCCAGCAGGCGGGCGATGAGGGCGACCTGCTTCTCGCTGGCCGGGGCGACGGTCGCGTTGCGCGGGGCTGAGATGTAAGCGGACATAGGGTGCCTTTCGGGCTATCGGTTTGGCTTGTACTAATAGTTTAGCATCTCAGCCAGACAGAACCTAATCCGGGTTAGGG